AGCGGCCAAACGCAGAGCGGCGAAGTACAGCTTCACACCAACGGTGACGAGCTGGTTCAACGGATCGCTCTTGTCGGGGGTATCAGTGATCACGATCTTCGGAGACAACGGATCATCACCGGTCAAGGCGGGGATACCGAACGACTCGTTACCGAAGAAGAACGAGGCAATGATGTCAGAGGTGTTGGTCAGACCACCACCACCAGCAGTGTTGAAAACGAACTGCTGACCAGCGGTCGTTGTGTTGGCTTGGCTGATGAACGAGTTGGTCTGAGTGACCACGCGGCAACCATAGATGGAACCCACTTCGCCCTTGTAGAACGGCACACCCTTGTTGCCGTAGTTGGAAGCGTTCAACCAGTCGGTATCGCGCATCAGGTCACGAGCAACGCGAGGATCGGTCGCCAAGACGTAGCCGCCGTTGATCATCGGAGCGCGGTTGCGCTTCAGGCGAGTCATGGAATCGAGGACGCCTTCGGCCTTCATTGTGGTGTTGGCCGCGGTGGTATCAGTGCTGAGAGCGGTGTAGGTCTGGTTGCTAGCTCCCAACGTGGCGGGGTTGCCGTACACGTTGATGCCACCAGCAGCAGCATTGTCGTTACAACGATCAGCGTTCTCGAACGGACCAGGAGAAGCAACACTACCAACTTCAGGAAGGGTACCAATCGACGAACCGCTGGTCAAAAGGTTGGAACCGATCAGGGTGTTACGAATCACCGAGTCAACCCAGAGGGCCATGTCCAGACCGCTGGTCTTGGTGGCCTGCTGGAGCGAGTTGAACAAGTCGGTGGCGCGGAGGATGTCGGTCAAACCGATCACCTGACCGTACTGCGAGAGCGTCTTGCTCAGGCTGTTGAGGGCCAGAGCGCGGTAGTTCGCGGAGCTGATGGCGGCACCCTCGGAAGCAATGGTCTGGACACCAGAGATGCTCGGGGATCCGAAACGGAACATCGTGATGGCCTTGTTACCATTGTTCTTGGGGATCGGAGCCTTCATGGCGAACTGATCAAGAATCGTCTCCTGCTGGACGATCGAGAGCAGCTCCTTGCTGAAGTAGTTCTGGAACTGACTGGTTAGCGTAGTAGAGGTTGTAACTGGCATATTTGAGTTGTGGTTGTGCTATCAGTTGCCTTCCCGGTCGAACTCCCTCGACGCTCGCATGAGCGCATCCCTCTGCTCCTTCATGGATAGACGGGAGAAATCCTTCTCCTCGGTCTTGAGTTGTCCTGCCGGAACGCTTTTCCCAATAGCGGTCTTCTGCTGGAGCTTACTGAGCTGTTCTTTCAGAGCCTTATTCTCGGACTCAAGCGACTGAGATCGACCCGCAGTATCTTGGAGCTTCATCAGTTCAACCGCATGGACAAGTCCATCGGGCATCGCAGTGAGGAACGGAACCCGCTGCAACAATTCAACCGTGCGCTTGTACTCAGGACTGGACTGATCCTTGAGCCAGACTTCCTTCTCAGAGAGTCGGCCATAGTTCTCAGCCCATGACTTGTTAAAACGCTCCTGCTGAACCTGCTGCTGCTTGGCACCCGCCGCTTTACGGACTCCATCAGCCTTGGCTCGCGCTGCCTTGGCCAACTGGGTATCACCATCCGCATCGAACTCCTTGGCCGCAGCCTCGTAGTCCTCCGCAGTGTATCCCTTGTCGTCCCGGAACGAGTTGTTCTCGGCAGCCGTGGATTGCTCCCGCTGCTTACTCCACTCATCCCGCTCACGCTTAACCGCCTCGCGCTCGGCCTTGATAGCCTCCTTCTCGGCGTTGATCTGCTCCCAAGACTTAGCCTTACGCTGTTGCTCCTGGGCGAATTTGCTCTTCTGATCCTTCGGCTTTTCCTCCTTCTGCTTGGCCTTGGATTCCGACTCTGATTTCGCGCTGACCTCCTGCTCGCCACCATCGGACTCTTTGCTGGCGGTCACCTCATTTGAGGATTCCTGCTCAACCGAATCAGGCTCGTTATTATTTTGAGCCTGCTCCCTTGGTTGGCTGTCGATATCGACACCGGCATCGTGATCCGCGGCCAATGCGAGCATCGCATCCGCGCTCATATTTTCATCTGACATATTGTGCTTATACTCGTTTGCTGGCCCGCACAGACGCAGCAACCGCAACTTTGATCCTATGTGTTCGTGGCAGAATCCGGATCATCTTCCTGCCCCGTAATTGATTCTCGGTCGGCCATCATCTCGATGACCTTCACAAGACTGGCCTGACCCATTGCAAATCCTGAGGAGTATTGCAAATGGTTTCGGTCTGTTATAGCAGAAGCGTTCTGCATCAGAACCGTGTTCAGGAGAGCGTCCTTGAACTTCTTCCCGGTATCGCTCTTGAAAAAGCTATTGAGCGCGGTGGCGTCCTCGCGTGTCCACGGGAGCGGATCCACCCATCGTTGGTGCCGTGTGAACGTCCACGCGGCTCGGAGCTTGGCGAAGGTGCTGATCATTTGGCCGCTTTCTTACGACCCGCCGCCTGCCGCCGCATGAACTCCGCGGCCCCGAGCTTCTTGCGCCCGATGTATGCCGCGAGAGCCCGCGGATCATCTGCGCCCTCCTTCTTGAGTTGCGTTGCCAGTTTGCTGAACTTCGATTTCTTCATAAATTACCAAGCCTTACAGGACCAATGCCTCGGCGTCGTCTTATCGGTCGCCGTATCGCAATTATGCCGTGCGCGGAAGTTCTTCCGACGCTCCGGATCGTCCTTCTTGATCTCCATCTTCGGATCGCCGAAGCGAACCTTGATCACAGTCCCCTTGGGGTTGCGAACATAAACCGCCCGCTTCTTCGCCTCGCCCGGAGTGTAGAAAGGCTTGTTGAGAGTGACCTTCTTTCCCTGGTAGTCGGCCATATCAGGACTGGAATAGGGGTGATTCTTGGATGTCCTTCATGTTCTCGGGCTTGCGAACCTTCTGGAACCTGATTTTTGGCGCAACACCCTCCACCAATTCCTCAAGTAGTGGCCCACTCTGAGGAATAGGCTGTTGCGGGGGCGGCGGAAGGGGCGGCGGGGGAGCGACAATGGCGATCATGGCTTGAAATTCACCGCACCAGTCAAATTCCAGCACAGTAGGCCAGCAAGTGGGTCTACTGGTGGGCGGAAACCTCCGACAAGTGCTGTCAGAGGCCCGATATCGGCAATCTTTGCAGGTCATTTGTGTTCTTAAACAGGGGCTTGCGCCATCTCAGGGGGCGGAACCGGCAATTGCTGCTGCTGAGCAGCCAATAAGCCGCTTCCCTCCAAGAATTTCTGGATCTCCTTCCGCAGTTTCCGCGCCTCGTTCGTCGCCACCTGCTCGTAGAACTGCAACAGGCTGTCCAGACGCACCATAAACGCATTCTGCGCCGCCGGGCTGAACTGCTGACCCTGCTGGATCGCCCCATTGAGGTACTGCATCAGCACCCCAATACGGCCCGCGTAGTTCTGACCCTGCTTCGCCGGCACCGGAATACCCACCAGCAGGGTCGGGATCGTCTTCGTCTCGTCCTCCAGCTCGTCCTGCGCCTTCTGGCCCGGATCCCGGAGCAATCGCTTGATCAGTGAGGGGTCATCCAGCTCCATGATGCTCTTGTCCAGCTCCACCTGATCCACCCAGGGCGAGTTCATAAACAACTGCTTACGATTTACAGCCTGCTGCACCATCATCTGCCGGCTCACCATGTCCATTCCACCCTTCGGCTCCAGCTCGTACTGATCGTGCAGAGCCACCGGATCCGCATCCAGCGAATCCTCCGCGAACCGATACCGCAGACTCTTGCTATCGTACTGCACATACAGGCTCCACGCCTGCCGGTACAGCTTGCCAAGAGCCATACGGAACAGCCTCGCCCGCAGATCACCGCTCTGCATGGCCTGCGCGTTGATGCTCTGGATCTCAGTCGCCGTGCGCCGGTCGCTGCCCCCGCTCATCACACTCCCCATCGCGTAATCCGGGCTCCCGATCCGGTTCTCCGCTACCGCTCGCATCTGGTTCAGCTCCTGATCAAAGCTCACCGGAGGCTGCGGCATCTGCACCGGGGCCACACCATAGGGAAGAATCTGTCCCGGCTGGAACCGTAGGTTGATGCTATTCGGCAACTCCCGCTCCGCTCGGAACAGCGGGCGGTTGTACAGGGTCATCGCATCATGCTTGTGATTCCACATCGAGGTCATGGATAGCTCGAACGGAGCCATGATTTCGCAAATGCCCCGCGGGCTGAACCAGCCCTTGTCCTTGATCTCATACGGGAAATCCACGAACGGACATTGGCCATGATCATAGGGCAGTTCCATGGGATCGCGCAGATCCAGATCCACCGCCGCTGGACTATAGAGATAAACCTCCCACACCCCGTCATCCCGCTTCCGATAAACCTCCCACACGATCACCCCATCGGTGTTGTTCGTATAGGTAATACCCTCACGCAACTGCTTGGCATCCGTCTCGGTCGCCGCCCCCGGAATGTTATCGTCCTCCTGCGGGTTCCCCCGGATCTTCTCGATCGTCTTGCTATCGGACTTCCAACCGAACTGGCCGGCCATCCGCTTGTACGCATTGACGCTCATCGGCATCACATGCACCAGCCAGTCCGCATCCTGCAAATCCACCGTATACGCCGGGACCACGATATACATCGGATCGATCGCATCAAACCCCACCCGCTTATCACCCGGATTCCAGAAGCACTTAATCACCCCGCGCCCGCTCATCAGCGTATAATCAACCCAGCTCAGAACCTCATCGGTGAAATTGGTCTTGTCCCGGATCTTATAATTGAACCAGTCCTCAGCCACCTTCGTATACGCATTCAACTGCTGGCGCATCGGAACGAAGCTGGCCACTACATCCATACCCAGAGCCTGCTGGAGGAATAGCGGCTTGAGCTTCTCGATCGCCGTATCAATCAGCGGCCAATGCAGATCCGCGGCCTTGGGCCAGGGCTTATTCGTCCTTCGCAACCCGTGATGGCGCAACTCATACCACCTCGTCTGCCGCAGCTCCCACGGACTGCGCTGCTCGACAGCCTCCACTATCTGGCCCTGCAACGCGTTCCGCTGTTTGTCGTTCATCATAAATATTCTCCCCCTTTCCTATCCCCCAACCTCACAACCAGCAAGCGCAGACCCTTTACCATCCCCCTCAATCGCCCCCATCTCATCCTCCATCCGCTCCAGCAGGCTCCTCCCATCCTCGCCGAGAGCCTTGAAATAATCGTCCATCCGCTTCCCCCCAGCTCCGCAGAAGGCCAGTACCACCGCATCCGCACGATCCGGGCTATTCACCCCGCGGGCTCGCAGCTCATCCTTCCCTTCGAGCGTCAGCTTCCCCTTCCCGTTCGTCCGCACCTTCCGGCTCACGAACTGCTGGAGCAGCACCTCATCCGTACCCACCGGTCCCAGGTTCACTCGCCCCTCCTCCACCATCCGCCCGAACTCGATCCACATCTCCGCGGCCTTGTTCACGAACTGATCATCCCGGATCGCCCGCTCCCCGAAGTTCACCCGCCTCACATCCCACCCCTCCGCCCTCAGCGCATCGCACATCACCACACCCATGCCACCCACATCCGCGTAGATGTCCTCAGCTTTGAGCTTCCACTTCCTGAACTCGCTGATGAACCGCCCCACACTGGCCATCGTGTCCTTGTCCCGCCAGCGGATCAGACCCTTCACCGTGTTCCCCTGTCGCACCACCATCACGCTCTCGTCGCCGCCTGCGCTGAAATCGCAACCGGCTGTGAGCCGATGCCCCTCGGTATCCTCCTTGGGTGGGCCACTGACCAGCTTCTGCCAGTCGGCTGTTCGTACCGCCGTCAGACTCCCATCATCCTCCATGAACTCCGCGTAGATCATCGAGCGGACCAGCGGATGCCCCTCTCCCCATCGCGCAAACTGATCGTCAATCCACTCCTTCCGGATATGCGGGCAATCGAAAGCAGTAACAGTAAAGGTCTTCCACTTTCCATCATTCCGCCGGAACACATCGTAGAAGTACCCGCTGCTCCCACCAGGGCTGCTCATCAGCAATGTCCTCGTCGGCTGGCACCGCTCCATCGACTGAAATATCCCATCCGGCACCGCCTTCGCCTCGTCCACAATGTACATCAAGTCATTACTCGGACCCTGTACATGCCAGCCCTCAGCCTTCTCCGGGTTGCTCGCTGAGAACCCGATACAGCGACTGGTCAATTGTTGGCCATCAACCAACCTCGGGTATACATAGCGGATCTCGCCATCCTTGATCGAGAACCCGTTCTCCTCGCCACCCAAACCATTGATCATCTTCCGCAGATGCGGCCACAGAGCATCCGCCACCTGCCGGTACACACCAGCCGTACACACCACCAAGCTCCCCGGCCAGCGGAGCATGTGCCAGATGACAGCGGACGCCGCTACCATACTCGTCTTGCCAGAGCCGTTCGCAGCCTTCAACGCCACCTTCGCATGCTTCTCGTTCAGAGCCCCCAACACCGCCTTCTGCCACGCATAGGTATCGCGTAGGCCAAGCATCATCTCAGGGAAGTTCGAGAGGTGCTGCGCCTCCTCCAAGAGCTTCCGCTGTTTCCAAGCAGGGATATGCGAACCCATGCCGAGTGAAGGGGATTTCTTGCGCTTAATTTGCTTGACTGCCATAAAATTGGGTTAGGGACGGGGAGGGGGTATCAGGTATAACCCCACCCCCCTCGTGGGGGTCCCCCCTACCCCCGTCGTCTATTACCATAGCCACTATTGGTATACGCTATTGTATTACTTCCCCCCACCAAATGCTCCTAGTAAACTACCACTAACTGACAACTCCTTTCCTTTGCTTGTGTGATCGAGTTGGGCTCTGGCAACGTAACCTCGAGTACGCTCAAGCATCCATCCTGCCGCTTGCCAGTTCTGTTCTCCGCTCATGATCTTACGTTGAAGCATCAATTCACCCTCCGCCCTCGCTTGATCCAATTCCTTCCTGAATGCCGGGTTGGCGTTAATCCATCGGGCCCATTGCGTCTCGCTTGAGGAGAACCCGCAGAGCATGGCGATGCGTTCCAACGGCATGCCGTACCTGGCAGCTTCCAACGCGTTGTTTTTTGTATCGGGTGACAGGACCATTTTGGTCCCTTTCTCCGGCTTTGCCCTCAGCCTGAGCTTTTCGGCCTTAACCTCCCCCCTCTTCATGGATCCACTTTGCCCCGCAAAGTAAACCTGGTCAAGTCTCTCAAATCTTTCTTTACTTTCCTGTTGCAACGTACCGCAAAGGGTGATCTCCTTTGCGTGCGCCCTAATTCCTGGGCATTCAAAACTCATGAAACACCGCATTCCCCCTAAATTCCACGGGCCGCTTTGCCTCATCGGCTTCGCGCTCCTCATGGCCCTTGTCGCCCTTATCGAAGCGATCGGGGGTTCCCTGTGAACCCTTCACATTATCTACCGAACCTCATCGCCTACGTGCAATGCACCCGCCGTTACGGCAATTGCTACGTGCACGCCTGCGTGCGCCGATCGGCATTCCGATTTGACGGGGTGCTAGGCGAAGTCAACGGACGACAAGTTCGCTTAACTTGGACGGGTTGGGGCCGATCGCTTCAATCGGGCGGTCACAAGTATAAAGCGCACGCTCGTTATGGCGACGGAAAGCCCGTACCGACTAAATTGCTGCGGGCGATCGTTCCGATTGCTGAAGGGGGTGCCCGATGAGCAACGGATTCATCCTCCACGAGGATTCCCAAAGGGTCATCATTGCCACGGGCTTTTCCACCCCCTCCGACAACCGGAAAACGGGCGACATGATTCAAATATGGATTTTAGTCCGTTCCGTGGATCCCGTCGAAGCGATTAAACAGGGCCTTGACCGTTTGATTTGTGGTTCCTGCGTCCACCGTGGCGATGGACACGGAAACGACCGTTCCTGTTACGTCAATGTCGGCCAAGCCCCCCTTGGAATCTGGCGTGCATGGAAGGCGGGACGATATCCCACCCTGCAATTCATGGATTGCTTCGCAGGCCGACGTGTTCGCTTCGGTGCCTACGGCGATCCGACTTGGATCCCCCTCCCCCTTGCGCTCGCGATCGCGGGCGTCGCAAGCGGTCACACTGGCTACACCCACCAATGGCGAAAACCCAGCTTGCAAGGTTGGCGTCAAATCCTGATGGCCTCCGTCGACACCACGGCTGAATTGCTCATCGCCCGGTCGCTCGGGTGGAGTACCTTCCGAGTCACACCCGATACCGATCACCACACGGTGGAAAGCCTGTGCGCCAGTGATCGCGCAGGAACACCCTGCGCGGATTGTCTCGCCTGCGCCGGTGCGCGGGGTGGAATTCAAGCGATCCACATCCCGGTTCACGGGAAGGGTGCTGTCCATTTCAAAGGGGGTGTCCTGTGATCGATCAATTCAAACGGGAGATTGAGAAGCAAAGCCTGTGCGCCAGCGTGGGTCGGGTGATGTTTTGCCCGCGCTGTGAAAACCTAATGGATTGGAAAACCTCCGTTGAATTCACGGTGTGGGAGATTGAATCCGGAAAGTGTCTCACGGTCCGTGCGATCTGTGCTCCGTGTTGGGACAAGGTGCAAGCGATGGTCACGAAGCCTAGCGTCAAATATCGAGTGGACACCATCGATGGAAGGACTTTCCGTTGAAACCCTTACTTCGTGTCCTAGGTTACCTCGCCCTGTGTTTGCTCTTCACTCTGCTTCTGCTTCTGTCGGCCCTTGCTGGCAATTGACTTAGGAACCCATCACCCCGCCCCGTAGGTTCACCCCTGCGGGGTTTTTTGTTGCCCATAAGGTACCGACACCCCGCTTGTCGCTTGTCGCTCGCCAGGATTTCACACAGCGACCCTCCCGGACATCCAATGTCCCACCCCGCTATTTACATAGAACTCCATGGTAGGACACCCCATGTCCCACCCCGTTACACCCCGCCAGGATCCGCCCGCCCGCGCCCCGCGCCCACCCCCGCGGTCCCCGAGTACATGGTGCGGTATTCCGGATTTCCCATATGCCATACGGAATTCGGAATTCGGAAATCGGGATTCGGAAACCGGGGTACAGGAAATCTTCATGGTGCGGCATTTTCCCTCTTGACCACGATGGAGATGGTGCGGTAGGTTGCGCCCGAACAACGACAACGAACAACGACCATGAAACTACAAGAGATCAAAGACGCGGTGCTGGCTGGGAAGACGGTGCATTGGAAGAACGAGGGGTATCGGGTGATCCATGCTCCGAAGATCGGGGAGTTCCTGATCCGCTTCGACTACAACGAATCGATCACCGGCCTGACATGGGCTGACGGTGTGACCATGAACGAGCGGGAGGAGGACTTCTTCCTTGGTGAGTAGGCCAATCAACCGAACACCGAACCAACATGGGATCATGGATAGTACCCCCACAGTTACGCACCTTAGCCTCTGCACCGGATACGGGGGCATCGACCTTGGACTCGATCGGGTTATCCGAGGCATGCGAACTCTTGCTTATGCGGAGATCGACGCGTTCGCGGTCGAGGTGTTACTTGCGCGAATGGAAGATGGGTCGCTTGATGCGGCTCCGATCTGGACTGATGTACGGGATTTCCCGTGGCATCTTCTTCACGGCAGCGTGGATATCCTCAGTGCGGGCTATCCGTGCCAGCCCTTCAGCCATGCGGGACTCCGCAAGGGGGACAGCGACGAGCGGCATCTCTGGCCCCGCATCAGGCGAGGGATCGAGTCAATTCGACCTGCGATTGTCTTTCTCGAAAACGTCGAGGGGCACATCACGATGGGACTCTCCAGCGTCATCAGCGATCTGGAAGAGTTGGGTTACGAGGCAGCGTGGGGAATATTCAGCGCGGAGGAATGCGGTGCGCCGCATCGCAGGAACCGAGTCTTCATCGTTGCTACCGACACCCTGTGCGAACGAGGACAGCTTCCGCTTGAATGGCTCAAGCCAGCAATCGAAGACGCTGGAGGCGATGGCACGGCGGGGAGAGCTGAGGACGGCGGCGACTGGGAATGCAAGCAATGTGGATCGCCTGTCTTTGGAGGGTGCGAATGCGATCATGGTGAATCTCAATGTCACAACTGCCGCGAGTGGACATATCCATTCCACTATAACACAAGCGACGGATGTTCCTATTGTGGAACGAGTTGGCCAAAGTGGTGGGACACAACAAGCTGGCCCATTGAACCCGTCGTTCGTGGAAGCGATGATGGGGCTACCAATCGGGTGGACCGACTGCGCCTCCTCGGAAACGGGGTCGTCCCCCAGACCGCCGCTCTCGCCTTCCGAACCCTGCTCCGAGAAGTAACCTCCAAGTAGGCCATTCATCCCCCTCCCCAAGCGACCCCCGGACCCCCATCCGGGG